GATATGATTTAGAAACTGGTTGTTTATCTGAAGTACAAGCGGAGACTGTAAATGACTTTTAAAGTTTCAAACAAAAAAACAAATATACCAAAAAACAAAAATATTCACGACACAGTTTCTTGGACATATTATGTTTTATCTGCTGTAAAAAAAGCTAAAGAAAGTTCTACACCTGTAGTTATAGATGTTGCTAAAGAAAGTTCTGCATCATTAATACAAGATGCATTGATGGCTTTAGCTATGAATGGTGAAGATGCGGCATGGAATGTAGATATAAAACTACACAAACACACACATTAATATGAAATTACCTATAATAAATAAAAAAGTATTAGATGCTAAATTTGTTTTATGTTATTGGATTGATATAAATTCTGATGCATCTTGGAATACTTTAGAAAAAGCTAAACAAAGTAAACCAACTATTTGTGTTAGTACAGGTTGGTTAATTAAAGAAAATAAAGATATACACATTCTTTGTGCTGATATAAATTTTGAAGATGATGGCACTTTGTCTGATGTTGGTAATGTAACAACTATTCCAACTGTTAATATAATTAAAAAGAAAGTAATTAAAATATGAAATATATCTTTGATATAGAAACAGATGGATTAATTAATGAAGTTACAAAAATACATTGTCTTGTATTAAAAGATATAGATACTAATACAATATTATCTTTATCTGTAAAAGAAGCTTTAGATAAATTATCTAATGCTGATATTATTATTGGTCACAATATTATTAAATTTGATTTACCTGTAATAAAAAAATTATATCCTGAATTTAAAAGTAACGCTAAAATTTATGATACAATTGTAGCTACTAGATTATTATTTCCTGATGTAAAAGAAAAAGATTTTCAAAGAAAAGATTTTCCTAAAGATTGCATTGGTAAACATAGTTTAAAAGCTTGGGGTAATAGAATAGGTAATTACAAAGCTGAGTTTGATACTGATTGGAAAACATTTACACCTGAAATGTTAGAGTATTGTAAACAAGATGTTGAAGTAACTTATAATCTTTATAAAATGATTGAAGAAATAAAATATTCACAACAAGCTATGGATTTAGAACATGACGTGGCACAATTAATTTACAATCAAGAAACACATGGTTTTACTTTTGATACTGATAAAGCTAAAAAATTATATTCAGAATTAAACAGTAAGAGAATGGAAATAGAAAATAAATTACAAAAAATGTTTCCACCAAAAACAGAGTTAATACCTTTTATTCCTAAAGTTAATAATAAATCAAAAGGATATATTAAAGGTAAAGTTTTTTATAAAGAAAATGTTTCTATATTTAATCCTTCTAGCAGACAACATATTGCAGATAGGTTAATTGAAATTCATAATTGGAAACCAACTGTTTATACTGATGATGGTAAACCAAAATTAGATGAAACTGTTTTAGAAAGTTTACCATATCCAGAAGCTAAAATATTATGTGAACATTTTTTGTTAGATAAAAGGATTGGTCAATTAGCTACTGGCGCTCAAGCTTGGTTAAAGCATGAAAAGAATAATAAAATACATGGTACTTGCAATACTAATTCAACAGTAACTGCAAGAGCAACTCATTCTTATCCTAACATGGCACAGATACCTAGTGTATCAGTACCTTATGGTAAAGAATGTAGAGCATTATTTACGGTTCCAACTGGTAAGAAACTTGTAGGCATTGATGTCTCAGGTTTAGAAGTGAGAATGTTGGCTCACTATATGGCTAAGTATGATAACGGCAACTATGCTAAAGTAGTTTTAGATGGTGACATACATACTGAAACCCAAACATTAGCAGGGTTAGATAGCAGAGACTTAGCCAAAAGATTTTACTACTGTTTTTTATATGGTGGTGGAGTAACTAAGATAGCCTCAGTAACAGGTAAAACTATACCTCAGGCTTCTAAAATTAAAAAAAGATTTTTAAATAATTTACCTGCATTAAGTAAATTAATTGAAGATGTACAACAAGCGGCTGAACGTGGATATTTAATTGGTCTTGATAAAAGAAAAATTAGAGTTCGCTCTTCTCATGCCGCACTTAATACTTTATTACAAAGTTCCGGCGCTTTAGTTTGTAAAAGATGGTTGGTAGAGTTTGATAAAGTAATAAAAAATATACCTAAAGCACAGCAAGTTGTCTGGGTACATGATGAAATACAAGTAGAGTGTCTTGAAAAAGATGCTGAGAGAGTTGGGCAATTAGCCATAAAAGCAATAGAAGACACTGGTAAGTATTTTAATTTAAGACTTCCACTAACTGGTGAATATAAAATAGGAGACAACTGGAGTGAAACACACTAACGATACGTGGACTAAAGAATATGATTTAAAAAGTAATTTTAAATATTGTTTAGACAAAGGAAAAGAAGGTGAAGAATACATCAGAAAAATATTAAATGGTGAATTTAAATTAGAAGCTAAAACTGATTTCTTATGTAAAGATACTGGCAATGTTTTTATAGAGTTTAGAAGCAGGGGAAAAGATAGCGGAATAAAAGTTACCACTGCTGATTTTTGGAGTTTTGTTTTACCTCAAAGTCAAGATGATTTTCCAATTATAATATTTATACATTTAAGTAAATTAAAAAAATTAATTGAAACTAAAAAATATAAAATTGTAAATGGTGGGGATGCAATGACTTCAAAAGGTTACTTAATTCCAAAAGAAGATTTAATTCAATTAAATATATAGGAGATAATATGATTAGAAAAAAAGTTTTATTAATTGATGGTGATATTTTGTTATACAAAATTGCCATGAACAATGAAGTTGAAACACACTGGGGTGATGGTTTATGGACATTACATTCAAATGCAAACATTTGTAAAGCAGATGTTGATTTAGTTATAGATGATTTGGGTGCTAGTCTTGGTGCTGATGATTATGTTGTTGCATTAACTGATAGTAAAAATTTTAGAAAAGATGTGTTACCTACTTATAAAGATAATAGAAAAGAAAAAAGAAAACCTTTAGTTTATAAAGAGTTAAGAGATTATGTTGTTAAAAAACATAAGGGTGTTATTTGGGACAATTTAGAAGCTGATGATATTTTAGGTATTATGGCAACTGAACCAACTGAAGAAGATAGAATAGTAGTTAGTATAGATAAAGATTTAAAAACCGTACCATGTAATTTGTCTTCTGACGGTCTTACTGTTGAACGTATTCCAGAAAGATTAGCTGATTATTGGTTTATGATACAAACATTAACCGGTGATAAAGTTGATGGTTATGATGGAATAGAAGGTATAGGTATAAAAACTGCTGAAAAACTTATTAAGAAATACACTAACGTTCCCCTTTTAGACCTATGGAAAATTGTCAAAAAGATTTATGTTGACAAAGGATATACTGAAGCTGAAGCTTTACAACAAGCTAGAGTTGCACGTATTTTAAGACATGGTGAATACAATAAAAAAACAGGTGAGGTAAAGTTATGGCAGATTTAATTAAAGAACCGCCACATTATGCTGAAAATAAAATAGAACCTATTGATTACATTATATCAAATGGTCTTAATTTTTGTGAGGGAAATGTTATTAAGTATATTACTAGATGGCGTAAAAAAGGTGGTGTAGAAGATTTAAAAAAAGCTAAACAATATATTGATTTTATAATACAAAAAGAGGTTAAAGATGTTGGAGCATAAGCATATTATTATAAGAGCTACAGTAAAAAAACCACCAATGCAAATTGACACTATTAAACAATGGATGAGAAATTTAATTGATAAAATTAATATGAAACCATTAGGTGATATGGTTGCTGTTTATGTTGAAAAAGAAGGTAATAGAGGTTTAACTTGTTTGCAAGCTATTGAAACATCACACATTGCATTTCATTCATGGGATGAGGATGAACCTGCTATAGTTCAGTTAGATGTTTATACTTGTGGTGATTTAAAAAAACAAACAGTATTTGACGCTTTACAAAAATTTGAGCCAGTTAATATTGATTATTTAACATTAGATAGAGAAAACAAAATAAAAATTTATGATTGATTACGAAAGAGATAATTTGCTTACTGATTTTGGTAAGACTACATTAAAAGATAGATATTTATTACCAGAAGAAACTTCACCGCAAGAAGGATTTATGCGAGCGGCTAAAGCTTTTTCAGATAATGATGAAATGGCACAACGTATATATGATTATGCATCTAAACTTTGGTTTATGTATTCTACACCTGTGTTGTCTAATGCAGGCAGTAAAAGAGGCATGCCT